TTTTTTTTAAACTTGCAAGTACCGGTTATTTATTGTAAATTCGTAACCCTTTTCAAATACACAAAATGTCAGTAACACTACCTCAATTCAATAACATTAAGGAGTTCTTACAGAACAATCCTGATGGTGGTTACGAGGACTGGCACAAGCAATACAAGCCAGTTCGACAAAAGAAGACAGAAGACGATTACCCTAATGCATTTCAAGAGTGGTGGTGTACATATCCGGCAAGTATGAACTTCTTATTTAAAGGCAGGAAGTTTACTGGTACCAGAGCATTGAGAGATGATAAAGAGAAGACCTTTAAGGCATATAAAGAAGCAAAGAAAGCTGCAGGATTTACAGATGAAGATATGCTCTACTGCCTCAAGGTAGAAATAGAGATGAGAAAGGTAGCAAGTTACAACCATAAAGACCCTAAGTACAATGACTTTCAATACATGAAAGCAACTGTTGCTTATCTTAATGGTGGTAAGTTTAAGTATTACAAAGATGAGGAGTTAAAGGGGACATCTGATGAAGAGGAACAATCTAACTATGTTGAAATATGATGAGTGAATTTGAGCAGATTTTATCTGAAATAAATGCCGGCAATGAAGGTAAGAACTATACCATACCAATGGGGTTTGAAAGACTTAATAAATACATGGGCATAAGAAAGAGAATAATGACTCTTGTATTCGGTTCTACAGGATCAGGTAAATCAAGTCTTGTTCATGATGCATGGATTTTAAATCCTTTTGAATGGTACATGCAAAATAAGCATAAATCAAAAGTTGATATAAAAGTTGTTTTGTTCTCCTTTGAAAGAAGTAAGTTGTATACTAAAAGTAAATGGCTATCAAGAAAAATCTTTAGAGACCATGGTAAGTTAATACCTATAGGTAAAATGTTAGGTTGGTGGGAAGATAATAAACTAACAAAAGACGAACATGACCTGATACTAATGCATGAGGACTACATTAATGAATTATGTGAATTTGTAACAATAATTGAAGGGGCAAATAATCCTACAGGATGTTACAAGCACATGAAAGATTTTGCCAGTAAAAGAGGTAAAATAGAAGAAGTTAGTGAACGTAAAAAAGTATATGTTGCAGACAATCCTCATGAAATTGTAATACCTATAGTAGATCACATGGGGCTTACCCGATTAGAAAAAGGTTGTGGTACAAAAAAGGAAGCAATTGATAAACTTTCAGAGTATGCTCAAGAATGGAGAGATTTTCTTGGTTATAGCCCTGTATTTGTTGCACAAATAACCAGAGATTTGGGTAATGTGATGTATCAAAAAATGGATTCATTTGAACCTACTGTAGATCAAATTAAAGAATCTGGTGCACCTGCAGAAGCTGCAGATGTTGTAATTAGTTTATTTGATCCTATTAGGTATAATACAACTGTACCAGGATATGATGCAAATAGATTTGTAAACAAGGATACAGGTGCCAAACATTTTAGAAGTCTTAAAATTTTAAAAAATACTTACGGTGAAGATTCTATAAGATTAGGTTGTGCATTTCATGGTGCTACCGGTATGTTTAAAGAGTTGCCAAAATCAAAAGATGTTACTGAAGATCTTTATGAAAAAGTTATAAGTGGGTATTATTTTCTCTAACAATAAAAACAAAACAAAATGGATTACAAAGAAGAGAGAAGAGTAAGTGAAGCTGTTAATACAATAGATTGGCTTAAAGATATATTAGAAGAACTTGAAGCAGAAAATGAAGAACTTAATCAGTTAAATGATAACCTTGAGTATCAAATAAGTATACTTAGAGGTACAAAACAACCGTAACCAATTAATCAATTATATGAGTACAGAAAAAGGTACAGGGCAGAAAGAGTCACCTGTATTAGAGAGGACGTTTTATAGTAAAATTGCAATCGTTGGACCCACTGGTACCGGAAAGTCATATCTGTCTAAAACAGTAGACAGAGAAACTACTGGTTACATCAATATGGAAAGGAAACCATTGCCATTTAAAGATGGTGGACAGTTTAAGCATATGGGTATGCCAAAGAATTGGCCATCATTCAAAGCTAACCTTGAGAAGTATGGAGCAGATCCTACTATTAAGAGAATAATTATTGATAGTCAAACAATGGCGTTTAATAGTTTGAATAAGGAAATGTCTGTAAACTTTACTGGTTTTGATATCTACAAGAATTACAATCGTCAGGTGTATGAATACATTGAAATTCTCAAGAACATTGAGAAAGACATTATTGTGTTCTCACATGATGAGTGGCTCAAGGTAGAAGGTGAAGGTAAGAAAAGAATGATGTCAGTACACGGCAAGGAGTTTGAGTCAAAATTAGAGCAACATTTTACTACTGTTCTCTATACAGGAAGCAGAATGAAAGATGGTAAACCACAGTATTTTCTTCGCACATTTGAACAAGATACAACAACAAAGGTACCTGAAGGCATGTTTCCAGATAAAAATGGAGATAACCTGTTAGAAATACCAAATGATGGTAAGTACATTTTTGATTGTACTGAAACTTACTATTCTATTCAAAAATAAGTATCAATTTTAATTACGTAAAACAAAAAGTATGGAATTACACAAGAGTACAGGTACCGGTAAGAAAGATCTATATACCGGTATTGCAAGCATGAGAGTTATTGCTGTTAATCCTACAAAGGAAGAGATGGCAGAGATGTTAGGTTATGACCTGAAGGAAGATGCAAAAGATCAGGTTTATGAAGGTAAGACAGAAAAAGGTGACGATTTTGTTACCCTTAGTTTTTGGTTGGAAGCAGATACTCCAGAAAAGCAGAAATTCAACACTCGTTTCCGTTTAGTAAATAAACCTGTAGTGTCTGAGGGTAGTGGTAAAAAGCAGTGGGTAAACCAGGTAGCAGGTTCTACATGGGTAGATAGTGAAGAGAATTTACCTAGTTGGTTTACAGACTTCCGTGACAAGAATGGTAACCTTATTACTAAAGATGATGATGGTGAGCTTACCGGTAAGAGAAAAGTACGTGAAGCAATACAAGGTGAAGCTAATCTTTATAACTTCCTACGCTCATGGTTTGGCAAAGTAAGTTTCTTCTCTGAAAGGACTAACATACTGTTAAACATCAATAAGATGTTCAGAAACTTTGACAAGTTTGTAGATAATGAGTTTCGTTCTCAGTTGAGGGCAGGTGATGATGCAATGACAACTAATGTAGTAGCTCTTGCTTATGTTTACATTTCTGAGAAAGATGGTGAAACCAAGATGTACCAAAATCTGTATGGTGAGTTTTTGGGGCAGTGGCAGATGAAGAAAGTAAGTTTTGCTTTGTCTACAAATAACTGGGAACTGGATAAAGGTCTAAAGAAGTGGAAAGAGCAGCTTGAAGGTAAGCATGGTTGTGATGGTGCTTTTACACTTACAATGTTGCAACCATTTGATCCAAATAACTATCAGCAAGCAAGTGATGAAGTAGTTAATACTACTACAACTGCTGATGATATAGATTTCTAAATCCCAGAGTTCACAACACATAGGAGAGGTGTAAAAGCCTCTCCTATTTTAAATTAAAAGAAATGAAAAAGTTAGTATATATCCTTGGTGACAATTCAATAATAGAAGAAGAAACAGGAGATGTTGTGATATATGGAGATGATGTTACACCTGAAGTATTGTCTAATGTTGTAAAGATGTACAATCAAGGTAAAAACATAACTGAGATAGACCAATATCTTCTTGACGAAGAATTGTGTACGCAGGATGAAAGAGAGTTTATTATAGAAAATATCAACAATTACATAAGCATGGAAAATCAAAATCAGAACAACCAGTTCCCAAACAATCTGGATCAGACAACACCTGCAGTAGAAAGTATTATACCTGGATTTGCAACAGAGCCAGGTACACCAGCACCTATGGCAGGAACTTATCTTAACCCAGAACCTGCTAAAAGAAAACCATGGACAAGAAAGACTACTGATACTAAAGCACCGGTAAAGATGCAGAGTACTGAAGATTTCATCAAAGTAATGCAGGAAAAGATCGAGATGGCCAGAATGCTGGATGCAGTAGTCCTGCCAGAAATACCGGGCTCTATGACTAAGAGCAATCGTGACATCATGGTAGAGTTCCAAAAAGAACATGCAGCCATGGTAGTTAAGTACATGCAGAAGATCCAACAGGCATAATATGCAGCTAACAAAAGAACAATATGATCAGATGGCTCGGGAAATAACCCGGGCCTCTGAATCTTTATGGGAAGGAGCAGAACTTCAAGATTGTTATGATGCAATTCAACTTGAAAATCTCTGGCCAATATTGGATAAGTACTTAAAAGCAAAAGAAGATGGCAAAGTATCTGATTGAAGTAGAAGTTAATGAAGATAAACTCCGTAGATCAAAAGGCATAGATGTAGGAGAAGAGAATGAGTATGAGCAAAGTATAGAGACTCTTATTATACAAGAAATGGGTTGGGTTGATGATTCAGGTATTTATGTCAGAAAAATAAGAGAGATATCTGCAAAAGAAGATATTAAAACAGTATGGGATTTTGTAACTGCTTATTTTCCTAACTATTACAATAGTGATTTGATTGCTCTTGCTAATGATTTACAAAAAATAATTGACGAAGAAGCAGAGCCAGAAAGTGATGCTCATGATTATTTTGTCAATGAATGTAATGAGAATATGGTAACAGCAAAAGAGCACTATGAAGAAACCCATCGAAGAGTTTATGAAATGGCTATTGGTGAGTATTTACAATTACTAAAAAATAACAGTTAATGAAAGTATATCATGAAATAGATGTTGATGGTTTGAGCACAGTTCTTGCAGAGGAAACATGGAAACAAGAAACAGCTAATACTATAGATGAAGACCTGTATGACATAGTTGCTGATAGTTCAGGTGAAGTTAAGAAAGAAGTAAAAGGTTTTTGGGCAAATGAGTTCTTTAATTTAAAGGAAACTTATCTTTATCTAATTGCACAGTATAAAAAACCGGAAGATGGAATTAGCAAAGAAAGAGGAGTTGATCAGCAAGGAGTTTCTATTTAGTAGAATTTCTGATTATGATGTTTACAAATATTACATTGGTGATTTTACTATTGGACAAGTAAGAAAGAGTCCGTTTCGTAAAGATAATAATCCTTCTTTTAGTATCTATATGAAAAATGGTAAACTGCAACATAATGACTTTGCAGATGACCGGTATAGAGGTGATTGTATTGATCTTGTACAGCAGTTGTTTAACCTTGATACAAAGAAAGCAACACAAAAGATTGCCAAGGATTTTGGCATAGCTGAAGGAAAGGATGAATCAGCAAGAATAACATCTCAGTACACTAAGCCATTTATAGACCAAAAAAGACACTCATTTATCCAGGTAAGTACAAGGACCTGGAAAAAAGAGGATGCTGCTTATTGGGTACAATTTGGTATCAGTAAAGAGCAATTAAAAGCTGAGGAAGTATACCCATTAAAGGAGGTATTTATTAACCGTAAAAAAGTACGTACTGATAAAGATGAACTTTTTTATGCTTACCGATATGAAGAAGGATTTAAGATATACTTTCCTAACAGACCTAAAGGTGAAAGATGGTTTAGCAATATACCATTGACAAAAGTGGAGAATATAAAAATTCTTGATGAATACAATCCTTCAGTAGTTCTTTTGACAAAAAGCAAAAAGGACCGTTTGGTTTTATCAAAGTATTTTCCTTATGTACTTAATGTACAAAACGAAACGAGATCATGCTTTACACCAGGGTTTGTAGAAAAATTGAAGGACAGAATTGTCTGGATCAATTATGACAGTGATGAGGCGGGTGTAAAGAATTGCACAAGAATAACAACAGAGTTTGGTTACAGGTATATTAATGTACCTAAAGTGTATTTAGAAGAAGGTATTAAGGACTTTGCAGATTTATTTCGTGCTCATGGTGAAGAAGCAGTAATTAATTCATTAAAAGAAAAAGGACTTCTATGATGAAATACAGAGGCATAAAATATCCTACCAGAGAGTTGGATATGGGAGAACCAGAAGGAATTGTAACACTTGCTCCAACTGCATTGCAAAATGAAATTCTGGACATGGACGAGGTAAGAGATGATGCTGTGTATCTTGATGAACAGATATTCTTTTATCTCAACAAGAAAGAGTGGGAGATGGATGATGAAACACTAATAGCTTACTTAAAAACTATTTTATGATAGAAAAGAAGAAGTATAATCTTGGGTACAACAGATACTCCAATCAAGTAATTGTGTATAGCACTCCTCAAGATGCTGAAAGAGGTGGTGGTTGGTGGAAAGTAATTGAATCACATAGTCTGGAAGAAGCAAAGAAGCAATTGCTTCATGAATACAGAGAAGCTCACACAGAAAACGAATAGTTATGAGTATAGATAAAATTGTATGGGTATGTGATACCTGCGGCTCCACTGATGTAGAAGAGAAAGTGTGGAGAAAATGTAATAGTGCAATATGTTCAGGTATGGGAGAGGCTTACTATGAAGATAGCTGGTGTTGTGACTGCGAGAACAACTGTAATATAATATCGCAAGAAGAATATGATAATACTACCAATAGTGCTAATGATGTAAACGAGGAAAAGAATGATAAAGATAGATGAGACATATGGTGTATTAAAAATGATAGATATACCAATAGAACAAATTTCAGAAACATTATTGGATGTTTTAGAAGGAATGGAAATCTATAAAGATCAAGTACCTGGTATGTCTGAGCACATGTATAGTTGTGAGGTAATAGACAATTTTGATCAAGATGGGACAGATCCAATTCCTGATGCAACATACAAAGAGTTACAGGAGATAAAAGCATTGTGTGACAAATATGAAGCAAGTTATTTCCGATTTATAACAATGTAAACTGAAAAAGATGAAGTTAACTAATGAAAAAACAGAAAGCATTCTGTTGAAAGCAGTAATCTGTTCAGAATGGGATTATTGCAATGCAGCTCTTTTAGAAAGTGTAACTGAAGAGACAATAGAAAGGTGGAAAAAGTATGACATTATTGCTACTGATCTAAAAAATGATCATAGTGGAGATTTTCATTGTCTTACTATTTGGGAAAGTTGTATATTTCTTAATCTTGATGAAGATAGGGAAAATCAGGTAGAGTTAAAAGAGGATTTTTATTGGTCTTATGTAACAGATGTCAGTGAAGAAGAAATAGAAGAGCAGAGACCTGAACAACGAATAGATGCTTTGCAACTAAAATTCTATGGCAATGGTGGAATGTGTTTTATTGGTTATGGAAAACATACCAGTGAAGAATTTTATACAGAAACAATTAATCTCAATAACTTATGAGTTTTTACGGAGATGGTAAGCACAATGAGGATATGGAAATGTTTGAGGAAGATATTGAAGATAAGTTTGCAGTAGATATTCCTCATGTAGGTAGAATAGATAGTGGAGAATGGACAGAATTGGAAACATTTAAAACTAAGGAAGAAGCCATTAAATGGGCAATGGAGAAGTTGGGAGCAGATTCTGAAGGACGTATCTGCGTAATTAGTTCATTTTAATAAATAGAAAATTATGGGAAACTACATAGTAACTTGGGAAATAGATGAAGATGATGTTGCTAATCCGGTAGAAGCTGTTCTTAATGTAGTAAACTTATTGATGGATGGAAATGCACCAAAAGAGCAGGTGTATAAAGTGTTGGATAAAGACACTTTAAAAGAATATAAAGTAGATATGTACAATGAGGATGTAGAGGCAGTAGAACTAATACCAGGTACATACAATGAACTATCTGCAGTTGAAAGGGAGTGAGAAGAAATAAAAAAAGAAGGAGAAGAAAGTAATCACTTATACGGAAGATAATAAACAACAACTAAAAATAAAAAATTATGGAAACTACAGCAGTAGCAGCAATAGCAGAAGTACAATCAACTAAAGAGTTTTTGAAAGCAGTACCAGTACCTGCAATAACGAGCTACTATAAACCAATCTCACATAGTCAACTAATGGACTTGACATTAGAGAGCATAGATAAATGTGGGTTCTTATTAAGAAGTGAGCATTACACCCAAAATGCAGGTGGTATGAAAGCTAATGGTAAATATCATCTTGATTATGGTAATGATCCGGATATGTCAATAATGATAGCATGGCAGAATAGCTATAATAAGACATTGAGTATGAAATTTGCAATTGGGGGCCACGTTTTCATTTGATTTGCAAGTGACCTTATACAGTAATGTATATTGAATAACCCTGTTAATTGCTGGAAACCTAAGTCGAGAGATATGGCAATCAGCATCCAAGCC